GGCACGTCGTCCGGCACCGCGATTATCGCTGCTGGCACCGGCTGGACGGTGACGGGTTCGCTGACCATGACCGTTCCGGTCACGACCGGCGCAACCATGATCGCCCGCAAGTCTGACGTTGGCACTTGGACGCTGTACCGCGTCAATTAATGGGTTAGCCCCGGCCTTCGGGTCGGGGCTACCTTTTCAGGAGACAGATAATGGCTAACACCAAACCCATCGGCGTTGCCTTCAGCGATCAGGACATCGTCGGCGCGCAGTTTTTGCTGTCTGACGAACAGCTTGGCTACACCGCTGCGGCGCAAGGCACCGTCACGCAAGCGACGGACAAAAGCACGGCGGTCACGCTGAATGCGTCGGCTGGTCGCATCACCATGAACAACGCTTCGTTGGCCACGGCCACCAACGCCACGTTCACGCTGAACAACAGCCTGATCTCGGCCAACGACACCGTGATCCTCACGATCTCTGGTGGTCAGGCTACTGCCGGCTCGTACAACGTGTTTGCAAACTCGCTGGCAGCCGGTTCGGTCAGCATCACCTTGCGTAACATTTCCGGCGGCACGCTGTCGGAAGCAATCGTGATCAACTTTGCGCTGATCCACTGCGCCTAACGAAGTGGGCGGCCTTCGGGCCGCCCATTTTAAGGATTTCTTATGACCGTCATTTATATGGTTCACCCGACGCACGGCGCCAAGGTTGCGATCTCCCACGAGGAAGCGAATTTGGATGCATTCGACGGCTGGGAACGCTATGATGTGAACACGTCATCTGTGGTGACGGACGATGACGAGGATGAGATCGTCAACGAGATGGCGGCACCGAAGCGGCGCGGACGCCCCCGCGCGAAGCTGGAAGGCTAACCAATGACGAGTGCTGGCGACATCATCAATGGGTCACTGCGGCTTTTGGGTGTCCTGGCCGAAGGCGAAGTGCCGTCAGCCGAAACGTCGCAAGACGCTTTGGCCGCCATGAACCAGATGATTGATAGCTGGAACACAGAGCGGCTGTCGGTCTTCTCCACGCAGGATCAGGTGTTCACATGGCCCGCGGGCCTGTTGTCGCGCACGCTGGGGCCGACAGGCAACTTTGTAGGCAACCGCCCTGTGTTGCTGGACGATAGCACCTACTTCCTCGACGCCAGCACCGGCATCAGCTACGGCATCAAATTCATCAACCAGCAGCAGTACAACGGGATCGCGGTCAAGACCGTGACCTCAACGTTCCCGCAAGTGATCTTTGTCAACAACACGTTCCCCGACATCGAGATGTACATTTACCCGCGGCCCACCCGCGCGTTGGAATGGCACTTTATCTCTGTCGAGGAACTGACCAAGCCTGCTACGCTGTCTACCCAATTGACGTTCCCGCCAGGCTATCTGCGGGCGTTCCGCTACAACCTCGCTTGCGAGATGGCACCGGAGTTTGGCACGGAACCGTCGCCGCAAGTGCAGCGAATTGCCATGACCAGCAAGCGCAACCTGAAGCGCATCAACAACCCTGACGACATCATGTCCATGCCGTACAGCATCGTGGCAACCCGCCAGCGGTTCAACATCTTCGCGGGCAACTACTGATGAAGACGCCGATCCTTGGGTCGGCGTATGTCGCTCGAAGCGTCAACGCCGCTGACAACCGTATGGTCAACCTCTTTCCGGAAATCGTACCGGAAGGCGGCAAGGAACCGGCGTTTCTTCAGCGCGCACCAGGGCTGTCTTTGTTGGCGACGCTCGGCACCGGCCCTGTCCGCGGGCTGTGGCAGTTTGGCTCTTATGGCTACGCTGTGTCGGGCAACACGCTGTACCGGATTGACAGCAATTGGAACGCAGTCGCCAAAGGTACGGTTGCAGGCACCGGCCCGGTCAGCATGGCGGACAACGGCGCGCAGTTGTTTGTCGCTGCTAACCCGCAGGGCTATATCTATAACGTCAACATCGATGTTTTCCAGCAGATTGCAGACCCAGATTTCCCCGGCGCAGTGACAGTCGGTTACATCGACGGCTATTTTGTCTTCAACGAACCAAACAGCCAAAAAATCTGGGTAACCTCCCTGTTGAACGGCTTGTCTATAGACCCGCTAGAGTTCGCCAGCGCCGAAGGCAACCCAGACAACGTAGTGGCAATCTTTGTTGATCACCGCGAAGTTTGGGTTTACGGTACCAACTCAACTGAAGTTTGGTACGACGCCGGGCTGCTTGATTTTCCCTTGGCGCGTATTCAGGGCGCTTACAACGAACTTGGCTGCGCGGCGCCGTACTCCATCGCCAAGATGGACAACCAGATTTACTGGCTGGGCAGGGACGCGCGCGGTCAAGGTATGGTGTACCGCGCAGCGGGCTACATCGGCCAACGCGTATCTACGCACGCAATCGAATGGCAGATGCAGGAATATTCCGACCTGACGGATGCGGTCGGCTACACCTACCAGCAGGACGGCCACAGTTTTTATGTGCTGAACTTTCCGACCGCCGACACGACGTGGGTGTTTGATGTGGCGACCGGCGCGTGGCATGAGCGCGCGTCGTTCCAAAACGGCAACTTTAACCGGCACCGCGGCAACAGCCAGATGTTTTTTAACGCTACAAACGTTGTGGGCGATTACGAAAACGGCAAAATCTACAAATTTGATTTGGACGTGTACGCCGACGACAACCAACCGCAGAAGTGGCTGCGGTCGTGGCGGGCGCTGCCGACCGGCGCCAACAACCTTACGCGCACCATTCAACATTCGATGCAGTTGGATTGCGAGACAGGTGTTGGCTTAAATGGCCGGATAACACCTGACATTCCGTATTTGGTAACAGAAAACGACGATTTTCTCATGACAGAGAACGACGATTTTCTCGTTACCGAAGACCCTATCCTCCCCGCTACGCAAGGCGCTGACCCCCAAGTCATGCTGCGGTTTTCCGATGACGGCGGCCACACTTGGTCAAACGAACATTGGAAGTCGATGGGCGCAATCGGCAGATATGGTTCGCGCACGATCTGGCGTAGGCTGGGCGCGACAATGAAAATCCGTGACCGTGTGTATGAGTTGTCGGGCACTGACCCGGTACGTATCTACATCATGGGCGCGGAGTTAATCTTGAGCGGGACACGCGCCTGATGGTTGCGCCGATCAACCCCACACAGCTTACGCCGCCGCGCGTCGCGCTGATCGACGAGCGATCCGGCGCGATCAGCCGTGAGTGGTATCGGTTCTTCTTATCGCTGCTGACGGCGACGCAGACCAACCAAGAAGAAACCGAACTCCCGCCCGACGCAACGTCGCTGCTGGCGTCTTACGACGCCGTGTTCGGCGGGGCTGTTCAGGGGCTAGAAAGCGCGCCCAGCGCCGTTTCGACGTCTGATTTGGCGGTAGTTGAAACCGAACTTCAGGGGTTAGAAAGCGCGCCCAGCGCCGCTTCGGCGTCTGAATTGGCGGTAGTTGAAACCGAACTTCAGGGGTTAGAAAGCGCGCCCAGCGCCGCTTCGGCGTCTGAATTGGCAACGGTTCAGTCCCAACTTCAGGCGCTGGCGCTGTCAGTGCCTGCGCGCGGCGGCGTCTTGCCAACGATGGAAGGTGGTACAGGGGCTACTACGCTAACATCTGGGTATCTGCTTAAAGGTAACGGCGCGTCTGCCGTTACCTCGTCGGTCGTATACGACACCGGCACAAACGTCGGTATCGGCATAACCAACCCACAGCAACTTTTGGCGGTTGGCGGTAGCCTAGATCAGATTGGCGCTGGCGTGTCTGGCGTTATCTCAACAGTGTACTTTGGGTCACCAAGCACTGAACTGTCTGGCGGGATTAAGCGTCTCGAGTATGACCGTTTTACGGGAAGCCTAAATTTTATCGGTGGGTCTGTTTCTAGCCCGTCAACGCAAATGACGTTGGATGCCAACGGAAACCTTGGTATCGGCATTTCAGTGCTTAGTGGGACTGCAATTTTAGAATTGCAGTCTACTACTAAAGGTTTTCGTTTGCCTAACATGACCACGACGCAAAAAAACGCTATACCAGGTCCCGGCGCAGGTCTTATGGTATTTGACACTACGCTTGCCAAAGCCTGCGTCTACTCAGGCACAGCGTGGGAAACTATCACTTCGGTATGAGGACTAACAGATGGCCGTTAACATCAGCAACATTATCCCGGCCAAGACCGCGGAGAACAGCCAGACGACGCAATACACGTCGAACGGCGTGCAGACAATCATCGACAAGTTCACGGCGACAAACTATAGCGCCTCGGCTGCGACGATCAGCGTCAACCTGGTGACGGCAGCGGGCAGCGCCGGCAACGACAACCTGATCGTCAAGACCAAGACGCTCCAGCCGTCTGAGACCTACACCTTCCCGGAACTGGTCGGCCATGTGCTGCCGAACAACGGCTTCATCTCGACCATCGCTGGCACGGCGTCGGCGATCAACATCCGCGCGTCAGGCCGACTGGTAAGCTAATGCCTCCATTCGTCGTCCTTGCGTTGCCTAGATCGCGCACGGCGTGGCTGTCGCGGTTTTTGTCGTATGGCGATTGGGTGTGCGGGCATGAGGAGCTACGCCGTACACGCAGTCTTGATGACGTAACGGCGTGGTTTTCGCAACCTAACATCGGCACCGCGGAAACAGCCGCCGCGCCGTGGTGGCGTTTGCTAGATCGTTTTGCGCCCGGCGCGCGCATCCTGATTGTGCGCCGTCCGGTTAGCGAAGTGGTGGATAGCTTGATGCGTCTGCCGGGGCTGTCCTTTGACCGCGCCGCGCTTGAGCAGACCATAATCAAATTAGACCGCAAGCTAGACCAGATCGAAGCGCGGTGCGCTAACGTTCTTTTGATCAACTTTGACGATCTAACCGATGAGACGGTATGCGCTGCTGCGTTTGAACATTGCCTTCCTTACGCGCACGACCACAACCATTGGGCGCGGTTTGCTCCGATGAACATCCAGATAGATATGCCCGCGCTAATGCGGTACGCACACGCATACTCGCCGGCGCTGGAAAAGGTAGCCGCCATTGCAAAGCACCAAACGCTTGCGGCTATGGCCACCCGTAAACCTGTAGAACCTGAAGGCATTACGTTCCAAACAGAAACTTTTGATGATTGGCTAGACGGCGCGGCAAAGCTGTTTGACGACCATTTGGTAGCTGTTGGTGAGCCGCCAGGTAACTGGCAGAATAAGAACCTTGGAATGATGCAGCGCATTTATGACGCGGGGGCCATGCAGATTATGACTGCCCGCTGCAATGGGCGTATGTTTGGCTACTTGATGACGCTTGTCGCGCCGTCGATGGCGGGTGAAAACTTGACGACGGCTACGCACACAACGTTTTACGCTGACCCAACGTTCCCCGGTCTTGGCTTAAAATTGCAACGCGCGGCGTTGCGCGATTTGAAAAAACGTGGTGTAGATGAAGTGTTTTTGGAAGCCGGTCAACGGGGTTCCGGCCCTAGACTTTCCATGTTATATAAGCGTTTGGGCGCGCTAGATTACAGCCAAGTTTACCGTATGCAATTGACGGAGCATTAATATGGGTTTGGCAGCAGCAGCAGCAATTTCCGGGGTAGCCGCAATCGGCGCCGGCGCAATCGCATCTGGCGGCGCCAAGAAGGCCGGGCGTGTGCAAGCGGAAGCCGCCGAAAAGGCCCAGTTGGCGCAGGAACGGATGTTCCAAGAGCAGAAGGCTCTGCAAGAACCGTTCCGCCAAGCTGGCCTTACCGCGCAAGAGCAGATCATGCAGTTGCTGGGGATCGGCGGCGATGCAACGGCGGCGGGCTACGGCAGTCTGGCCAAGCCGTTTGGCCAAGCTGACTTTGAGCAAGACCCAGGTTACGCCTTCCGCCAAGCGGAGGGCATGAAGGCGCTGGAGCGCAGCGCGGCAGCGCGCGGCGGTTTGCTGTCTGGCGGCACGCTGAAGGGCATCCAGCGGTTTGGGCAGGACTTGGCCAGCCAAGAGTACGGCAACGCCTTCAACCGCTACCAGAT